GCAAGTCGCTGTTTACTCTACAACTAGCGATCACTCTTGCGCTTGGAAGGCAGTGGGGAGAATTTAAGCCGCGGCGTAAGGCCCGTACAATGGTTATCAACGTCGAGGATGACATACACGAACAACGCCGCCGGTTGGCCGCGGCAAGACGTGTTATGGATGCTCCAGCCGATGAACTACGCGGCATGGTGCATATCGTCACTGAAACTGATACAATCATTGTGGCAGGCTTTGACAACAATCGCCGAACTATGGTTGCCAAGCCGATCGTACCTGTGTTGGTGGATTATATCCGACGCAATGACATTGACGTTTTAATCGTTGATCCATTTACGGAAACATTTGAGGGCGACGAAAACGACAATAGTGAAGTGAAATGGGCAATGCGCGTTTGGCGCGATGAAATAGCCCGCGCAACTGGCTGCGTCGTCTATCTTGTGCACCACACCACAAAACACGCTGGCAATGGAGCAGGCGATGCAAACGTCGTACGCGGTGCAGGCGCTATCGTAAACAGTACCCGTATCAGTGCCACGCTGATGCCAATGACCAGCGATGAAGCCGCGGCAATGGGTATCGATGAAAGCCAGCGCAACATGTATGTTCGTTATGACGACGCAAAAGCTAACCAGTCGCTCAAGTCTGGTCATGCACGTTGGTTTGAAAAGGTCTCTGTGACGCTCTGTAACGGATCACAGGACGCCTTCCCTGATGAAGTGGGCGCGCTAGTACCTTGGCAGCCTCCCGGCATGTTAGACGGCGTTTCCCTGCACTCTATCAACCTTGCGCTTGACCGCATCGATATGGGCCTTGTGGACAATGACGGCACCCCCATCGGATCACGTTTTACACCATCGACAAGGGGTGGTTCGCGCGAAAGTGGGCGATGGGTTGGCGCTGTCCTGATGGACGCTTTAGGCATGAAAGAAGCGCAGGTTTCAACCCTCATAAAGCTATGGTTGCGCACAGGTGTTTTGGTCGAAAAAGAGTACCAAGACACACCTCGAAGGAAGGTCTTAAAAGGCCTATTTTGCCCCCCTGAAAGCCGCCCTGGAGAGGCTCAATAATTTGCGCCAAATAACTTTTCTATTTGGCGCAGTTTTAGCGCAAAGGGTGCGCCAAATAAACCGGAAACCCTAAAGGGGAAAACATTTGGCGCAAATGTGCGCTATATCGCGCACCATTTGGCGCACAAATGTCGCAGTTCCCCTTAGACAGGGTTTCCGGCAAGCTTTTGGAGATAGGAATATGAGTAAAATTGACGAGGTAAAATGGGCTAGCAAAGACACCTGTTACGATGGCCCTGTAGATCACGATGTGAGTGGTTGCGGTATGGAATTGCTAGCTGCTTTTTGGGCTGACAGTTTGGCGATGCCGATTGAGCAAATGAGGGTGCGATGGGCACAAGGTTTGTATCGGGGTATCCCCCCAGCGCTGGCAAAAGATTTGATGACTAGCTAGTAAATCACACCACCTTGCCACCCCCATCCCCTTGGTGTAAAACACCCTCACGAATTAAAGGATTAAAACCATGACAGACCAGACCTGCACCCAATGCGATAACTTCGAGCCACATCCCGATCATGATCGCTTTGGCTGGTGTAAGATGGAGCCTCCAGTGCTCATAGGTTCACGCATCGTCGAGGGTGAAAAGATCATTGGCATCTTCCAGAACCCTACAACCGCCTCGACGAGCTTTTGCTCGCATTGGAGTGGGGAGTGATGAACCCGTTTGGAGCAGCCTTCACAGACCTGACGGGCCTCGCTGGATCGGCTAGGACGGCACAGCGCGCATGTCTACAGGCGCAGCAACAATCCGCCTTACAAAACGCAGCCGCCTATCAGAACGCTTTGCAAGGCTTAGTCCAATACCAACCAACTAAGTATGTCGGCATTGAGTTTGATGTTGAGCCCTGTCACACGCAAGCAATAAATCCATCCAACGTCACGCCCAAGACTTCGCGCGGCCATCGCACGCCTGAGCAAATCCGTGAGCAACTTGAAGCGCGCTATGCTGAAATGGAAGCAGAGGCGGAGCGTAAGACTAAGGACGCGCTGACGGCGTGTAGTGTTTGCAGGTGGGCTAATGGCGCTTGGTGCCGCAATCCGTTGGTGATCGGGATTGAGCAGACACTAACATTGAACACGGATCGATACGCTGGCGATGCGTCGCTCTGCGGGCCTGAAAAAGCGCTGTGGGAATTACCGGAGCCAAAACGCAACCTCTGGCAGCGGTTCATTGATTGGTTCCTAGAGCCTTGGCGTGACAACCTTGCGCAAACCAACGGGAAGGGGTAGAACTTGGGGATGGCGAACCTAACCCAAAAGCGTGAGGCGTTTTGCTTAGCCTACATCGAAACAGGCAATCAGTCAGAAGCCTATCGCGCTGCCTTTGATGCTGAAAACATGAAAGCGGAGACTGTGCACAAGCGCGCTTCGGAATTAATGGCAAACGGGGAGGTTAAGGGTAGGATCGCTGAATTACAGGCCCAAGCCGTTGAACGTGCCCTTGTGACCGTCCAGAGCCTCACTGAAGAGCTTGAAGAGGCGAGAGCACTGGCGCTACGCGAAGGACAGTCTAGCGCCGCTGTAAGCGCCTCTATGGGTAAAGCGAAGCTGCACGGCCTAATCACCGATAAGGCGACACTCACCGGCACATTCACCACGATTACCGAAGTCAAGCTATCCGGCCCTGAATGACCAGCGTAACGGTTCGCCTTCCGCCTAAGCTAATCCCGGTATTCCTCGGCCCTGCGCGCTATCGTGGCGCATACGGTGGGCGTGGTAGCGCTAAGACACGCTCGTTTGCCAAAATGACGGCTGTGAACGCAATGCGGTGGGCACAAGCTGGCAGGACGGGGATTATCCTTTGTGTCCGTGAACACCTGAACAGCCTTGCTGATAGTTCGATGGCTGAGATTAAGGCCGCGATCCAGGACGAGCCATGGCTGGCGGCATACTTCGACATTGGCGAAACCTACATTCGCACGATCTGCGGGCGCATTGAATACGCATTTATCGGGTTGCGGCACAATCTGAACAGCCTGAAGTCTAAGGCTAAAATCCTGCTGTGCTGGGCAGACGAGGCAGAGCCTATATCGGACGCGGCATGGGAAAAGCTCATTCCGACCGTGCGTGAGGAAAACTCCGAAATATGGGTAACGTGGAATCCTGAACTTGAAGGTAGTTCAACGGATAAGCGCTTCCGCAAAGACACGTCCGCCGATGTAAAAATCATCGAACTTAATTGGCGCGATAATCCATGGTTCCCGTCCGTGCTGGAGCGCGAACGCCAGGACGATCTAGTCAAGCGCCCTGACAACTACGATCATGTTTGGGAAGGTGGGTATAAGACCCACTTCGAGGGCGCATACTTCACCACGCACATTCGCAAGGCTGAGACTGAAGGCCGCTTAACCATTGTGCCTGAAGATCCGCACCTCGTCATTCGCATGGTGTGCGACATCGGCGGGACTGGTGCGAAGGCTGATAACTTCGTGTTTTGGGCTGCTCAATTCGTCGGGCTGACGATCCGTTGCGTCAACCACTACGAGGTGCAAGGCCAGCCGATAGCGGCGCACCTAGAATGGTTGCGCCGGAATAACTACACACCAGACCGGACAATCATCGTGCTGCCACATGATGGCGACACGAACGACCGCGTGTTTGACGTGTCGTATCGATCCGCATTCCGTGATGCTGGTTATCAGGTCGATGTCATCCCGAACCAAGGCAAGGGCGCGGCGATGATGCGTGTTGAAAAGGTGCGCGAACACTTCGCCCGCGTTTGGTTCGACGCCAAGAAATGCGCGGGTGGTATCAAGGCTTTGCGCGCATACCACGAAAAGCGCGATGAAAAGCGCAACATCGGGCTTGGGCCGAACCATGACGAAAACAGCCACAGCGCGGACGCATTCGGGTTGCTGTGTCTGACATACGTGGAGCCACAAGCCTACAATGACGATGACGACTACCAAGACGATCATGGCCGCAACACCACAACAGGTTACTAGCTTGCCACCTAGCAAAGCCCGTGTTAAACCAATGCATCCATCGTCGCGATGACTGACGGCTAAGGGGTTCGTAAATGGAATTGGATGTCCCACAAGACGCGGAAGACGCAATCCGCGCGGATATTCAAGCCA